CAAAGTGATTTATTGAAGTACAGCAAAATTTAATAAATACACTATGACCTACAAAAAACGATTTATAAATAAGAGCGGAGTTTCTAGCCCTATATCCGGTGTAAACAGTAATACCGGTGCTTGGAACGGCAGCCCGGGACAAAATGGTAGTTCTACCGGTGGATGGAACAATCTAGATTGGGGATATAAAAACTATATGAGTAGGCTTCCCGAAGTCTACACAGGTCATCCAAACCGTATTGAAAGATATAATCAATATGAAATGATGGACGTTGATGCTGAAATCAATGCATGTTTAGACATTATATCAGAATTCAGTACTCAAAAAAATGAACAAAATAAAACTCCATTTGCGTTTGAGTTTAAAGAAGAGCCTACTCCACATGAGGTAGATTTATTAAAAACTCAATTACAGCAATGGTGTAAGTTAAACGAATTTGATACTAGAGTATTTAAAATATTCAGAAATGTTATTAAGTACGGCGATCAAGTCTTTTTGCGTGACCCTGAAAATTTTAAACTATATTGGATCGATATGGTTAAAATTATTAAGGTCATTGTTAATGAAAGTGAAGGTAAGAAGCCTGAACAATATGTTATTAAAGACTTAAACATTAACTTACAGAACTTATCAGTAGCACAAAAAACCAATACAGACTTTGCGGCTAACCCTGCAACAGGGTTAGGTGGTACAGGTGGTGGCACTAACACGCCTTATACTGTTCCAGCAATGCCTTATAATACTAGCGGTAGTAGATTTACCTTAGGTCAAAGCGAAAGTTCAGTAGATGCTAAACATGTGGTACATCTAAGTTTAACTGAAGGATTAGATAGATTTTGGCCGTTTGGTCAAAGTATTTTAGAAAATGTTTTTAAAGTTTATAAACAAAAAGAATTATTAGAAGATGCGGTTCTAATCTACCGTGTGCAACGAGCACCTGAGCGTAGAATGTTTAAGATTGATGTTGGTAATATGCCAAGTCATATGGCTATGGCTTTCGTTGAGCGAATTAAAAATGAAATTCATCAAAGACGCATCCCCTCAGTATATGGTGGACAAGCAATTGTTGATGCAACATACAATCCGTTAAGTATGAACGAAGATTATTTCTTCCCTGTCACCGCTGATGGAAGAGGATCAAGTGTAGAATTATTACCAGGTGGACAAAACTTAGGTGAGATTGATGACTTGCGCTATTTTAATAATAGATTAGCTCGTGGTCTACGTGTACCAAGTTCATATTTACCAACTGGACCTGATGACAATACTACCCCATTAAGTGATGGTCGTGTTGGTACAGCAATGATTCAAGAGTTTAGATTTAATCAATATTGTGAGCGTTTACAAAACTATATTGCATTGAAATTAGACGAAGAATTTAAATTATTCTTGCGTTGGAGAGGCTTGAATATTGATAGTGGATTATTCACATTAAAATTTAATCCACCTCAAAATTTTGCTGCATATCGCCAAAGCGAGTTAGATACTGCTAGAGTCTCTACATTCCAAGCAATGGAAGCATTCCCCTACATATCAAAAAGATTTGCATTAGAAAGATTCTTAGGTCTTACTGAAGAAGAGATTACTAAGAATGAAAAATTATGGCGTGAAGAAAATAATAAAGATGAAGATAATACTCCTGAAGGTGGTGATTTGAGAAACATCGGAGTAAGCATAGGTGATATAGAATCCGATGAGCAAACAGCGGATGACATTGAACAAGCACCGGCTGAGGGTGAAATGCCTGAAGGACCCGAAGTAGCAGGTCCTGTACAATCAACTCCTGGCGCAATGCCTCCAGGTGGAGCAGGTGGCGGATTAACAGCATAAGATAAATACTTACTATGAAGTTACTAGAAATGTTTGATCCACCGGTTGAAGGTTATCAAGATGTTAATCAAGATAACAGCAAACCTATTTGGAAACAATCTAGAAAAACCAAACTTACATTAAAGCAAATAAGAAAATTAAGAAAAATGCTTGATGTAAGAAACTATGAAAAGAAACAACATCTAAAAAAAGTCCACGATCAATACGGACCTAAGGCAGAAGCAGCAGCTCCTACCCTATAATTTTGTATATATTTTACAAAAACGCAAAAAAACAGTAGTTAATAAGCTGTTTTTTGGTATACCCACTAAATAATTATTACAAAGCCATTTCACTTCAGGAGAACAATAATGGATAACAGAAAATTTGAACAACTTATTGATTTGATTATCAATGAGAATGAAGAACAAGCCCGTGAATTATTTCACGATATCGTAGTAGAAAAATCCCGCGAGATTTATGAATCTATCATGGACGAAGAAATGATGGGTGAAGAAGGCATGGGAGGTCAAGTCGGCGATCTAATGGACGAAATCAGCGCAGAAGAAGCTGGTGGTATGACCGAAGATGATGACATTGGATTCGATGATGACGAAGAAGAAATCATTGATATTGATTCTGACCAAATGCATGATGAAGCAGCCGACGGTGAAGTTGAAGATGCGGTTATCCGTATTGAAGACAAGTTAGACCAGTTAATGGCTGATTTTGAAAAGATCATGGGCGGTGATGACGATGGCATGGGCGACGAAGAGGATTTCGGCGACGAAGAAGAAATGATGGGTAGCGAAGAAGGCGAAGAAGAAGTTGACGATGAAGAAGAAGGTAGTGAAGAAATGATGGAAGCCATTCAGTTAAAGAATGTTCCAGGTCTTTATGGTTCTAAAATCGGCGGCGACAACGGCGCACAGACAAAGAGCCCAGGTCTACAAAACAGTGGACAAGCAGGAATGGACAGTAAGCCAGTAAAATTCTCTGGTGCTTCTGAGACAGTTCCAACAAGTCCTAAAGCTCCTAGCAACTACGGTTCTAAGGGTGAGACAACTGTAAAAGGTGCTGGTCAGTTTAAAAACACCCCAGGACAAGATGCAGGTAAGACTTCATTTAAAGAAAAAGTCCCAGGTGGTTTTGGTCACAAGACCCCACAAGGTAAAGAAGCTGGTGCAGGTGGTACTGTTAAACAGAACGACAAGAGCGTTGTGGAAAGCAGAACAACTGCTAAAAGAAGAATCTAAGAGAATCTGAGAGAAATGGCTTATCTCAAAGAACATTTAACATTTGACCGCGCTAATATGGTGGTCGAATCGTTAGATGATGCTAACGGAAAGTCCCTATACATGAAGGGAATTTTCATTCAGGGCGGGGTTAAAAATGCTAATGAACGCATTTACCCCGTAGCTGAAATTGAAAATGCTGTTCAAACTCTTAACGAACAAATTTCTGATGGTCATTCAGTGTTAGGTGAAGTAGATCACCCTGATGACCTCAAGATTAATTTAGACCGTGTATCACATATGATTACTAGTATGTGGATGGATGGTGCTAATGGATTCGGAAAACTAAAAATATTACCAACTCCAATGGGTCAGTTAGTAAAGACTATGTTGGAGTCGGGAGTGAAACTAGGCGTATCCAGTCGTGGATCAGGTAATGTAAACGACATGGACGGCAAAGTTAGTGACTTTGAAATAGTCACTGTAGATATTGTTGCTCAACCAAGCGCACCTAATGCGTATCCAAAAGCAATTTATGAAGGCATGATGAACATGAAGCATGGCCATACATTGTTAAGTATTGCAAAAGACGCTAAAGGCGACAAAAAAGTAGAGAAATTCTTGAAAGAGGAAGTCATACGCCTCATCAAGGATCTCAAAATTAAATAAGGGGAATAAGCAATGTTTGATGCTATCAAACCATTACTTGAGAGCGGACTTATTAATGAAGACGTAGGGCAACAGATTAATGAAGCCTGGGAATCTAAATTAAATGAGGCTCGTGAACAAGTTCGTGCAGAACTCAGAGAAGAGTTTGCACAAAAGTATGTGCATGACAGAAGCGTTATGGTTGAAGCCCTTGATCGTATGGTAACAGACAATCTTTCAGAAGAAATTCAAGAATTTCACAATGAAAGAAAAGCAATGAACGAAGACCGTGTAAAAGGCCAAATGAAACTTCGTGAAAGCGCATCAAAATTCAATGATTTCATGGTTACTAAACTAGCCGAAGAAATTAAAGAATTGCGTTCCGATCGTAAGATTCAAAAAGAAAGCCAACAAAAGCTAGAGCAATTTATTGTTCACGCTTTAGCCCGTGAAATCAAAGAATTCTCACAGGACAAGCAGGCAGTTGTTGAAGCCAAGGTTAAGTTAGTTGCAGAAGGTCGTAGTCAACTTGAAAAACTTAAGGCAAGATTTGTTGCTGAAAGTGCTAAGAGAATGAATGCTGCTGTTACTAAGCATCTTAAAGGCGAACTAAGCCAACTTAAAGAAGATATTCAAGCCGCCCGTGAAAACAATTTCGGTCGCAGAATATTTGAATCTTTTGCTAGCGAATTCTCAGTTACTCATTTAAATGAGAAGGCTGAAACACGCAAGTTAATGGCTGCGTTAAAAGAGAAAGATCAAAAACTATCTGAGTCTATGAGTTTAATCTCACAGGCTAAACAGTTAGTTGAGAGCAAAGAAAAAGAAGTGCGTATTATCAAAGAATCTAATCTTCGTGAAAAAACAATGAGCGAATTACTTGCACCATTGAACGAGGAAAAGGCTAAGGTAATGCAATCTTTATTAGAAAGTGTTCAAACCCCAAGGTTACAGAATGCTTTTGAAAAATATCTACCGGCTGTACTAAACAGTGGTTCTGAAAAGAAAGCTACCAAGCAGACAATTACAGAATCAAGAATGATTAGTGAAGTGACAGGTGATAAATCTGCCAAGAAAGATATTATTGATACCCAAGAGCGTGATAACGTGATTGATATCAAGCGTCTGGCAGGGCTTTAATTTAAGACATAGATTAGGAGAAAATACAAATGTCAAAAGTTCTATTAGAAAGCCGTTGGGATGAGACCAAGGAAGCTCTGTTAGAAGGCTTAAAAGGCACTCGCCGCTCAACAATGGGTGTTATCTTAGAAAACACCAAAAAGCAACTACTTGCTGAATCTACAGCAGGTACAACTACAGCTGGTAATATCGCTACTCTAAACCGTGTGATTCTTCCAGTTATCCGTCGTGTTATGCCAACTGTTATCGCTAATGAGTTGGTTGGTGTTCAGCCAATGACTGGCCC